TGTAGCTTTCGGCATAGTTTTCGAAGCTGGCGGACCATCCGAGAATCACGCTGGTTCCGGCGTCAGTTGTGATCGATGCGCCGTTATAATAACGGGTAATGCGACCCTGTTCGCCTGTAGTATAACCCTTGCTCGGGTTCTTTCCTTCGAGGATCCAGCGTCTCAACATATTGATACAGGATTCATTGTATCGCTTTTCGATATCCAGACCGGCAGCGTTGGCTTCTGCGCGATACTTCCAGTACTTTTCCTGAATGCTCATAATTGATCACCATAATCTAAAACCGCATCTTCTGGGGTCGCTTCGATGTTGAACAACTCAACAGCCAGCGGGCTGGGTTTAACCGGACGTTCCAGCAAAATACTCACATCCGACAACCAATTCATATATTTTTGAAATCTCACAATCAAGCCTCTGGATTCGTTTCGATGGGGTCAATATAGCAAAAGCCCTCACCGTAAGGCAAGGGCTTTTTATCATAACTCAGAAAGTTTTTTGATTGTGTCTTCCGCGTTGCGGATCTCTTTCTGTTGCTGCTCAATGTACTTCTGAATCTCTTCGCGGCGTTTCTCGGAGAGATTGATAATATCCGAAGGGGTCTTGATATCATCGCGGCTATACGTCTCTGACAGGTAAGACAGGCGCAGGCGTTTACCGGTGAACACATCGCGAGTACTCAACAGGTATTTGATCGCCTTGAGCAGTTTCTGATCTTCGGTCTCTTCCGGCTCCGCTGGCGTAGTTTCCCCGAATTCGAGTTCCGGTTCATTTTCAACAGTAGACAGCGCAGCATCCAGAACATGATCCACCTCTGGATATTTTGGCGGAACCAACTCAAAGAACGCAGCCATGTAATCAGGCAGGTTGATTGGCTTATTGCCAAACGTCCATACACAAATATTACCGGTATCGGGTACTGTTCCCCTGACTTTTGGCGCAATCTCATGGAATGCCCGAATGATCTCCAGAACAGCACCGTTAGAATACCCTGTTCCCTTGATCAGATTACAGAGAGCGGTATAGTTTGGATAGCGGCTACTGCTACCATGTCGCATCTTCAGACAGTCGATGATTCCGCTGTTGATTGCGCGGTATTTGCCTCCTACCTGGAAACGGGTATTACCTGAAGGGGTGAACTGTTTCATAAATTTGCGATCATGCGCACTGACGATAACATCCTGATTATGTTTCTGTCCGTGCTCAAACATGCCAGAAACATACTGGATCTTTGTCGCAGATCCTCCGCTGTTAACTTCGACTACCTTAAAGACAGGTTCTGTTAACAAAAAGCCTTTCATACCGTTACCGCCACGACAAGGGGCTTTTACGAAATACCATTCGCCTTTCTTAAACATGATTTATTCCTCAAATTTGATGATCGGACATACTTTTTCTTTGCGGGCTTTCAGGTATGATGCCAGAAGACCGGGTTCGCGTACAGCCTTTTCTTTCTTCGGTCGTGATTTTAATTTCTTCTCAACCCATGCACCGGTATGTACCGCAGCCCAGAAGATGAGAAACAGACACGCGCAGATAGCCAGAATACCGCAGATGAAAACAGCCCCAATCAATGGGTACGTTGCGAAGTTCCAGTACGTAGGAAGTTCGGCGATAAAGACAAGAACTCTCATATCATGGACCATTGCACCGCCCAGGATAAAGAAAACAAGGTACGCCATCAACGGAACCGAAATAGTAAGGAGCATCGTCCCGACCGTGAACCAGAAGTATCCGCACAGGGTTCTCGCTTTTTGGGTTCTCCATTCGTGGCGCTTCCAGACGTTCATACGGTAATGCCATGAGTTCTTTTTGATGATCATTTCATCATTCCTTCTACTTTGGCGCGATGTTCTGCTGACTGAGGTACACCCATAAAGTTGACACGATAGAAGAAGTTCAGCTTATCGCGTTCACTCGCGTTATCCATGCGCAGCAGGTTAATACCCACGTTGCGGAATCCACGGCTTTCTGATGGAGTGAAATCAGGATAGAAGACCCGCTCACCATTGGAAAGAGGAAGACCGATTTTACCTTCAAAGAAAAGTTTCAGGGTAGTCAGGCGCTGCTTACCATCCACAACTTCGATCCACCGGAATTCTTTGAAGTCTTCAGGATCGGACATATTTTCTTTTACTTCGGCAAGACAAATAACGCCGGTAGGGTAACCAGCAAGGAGAGTGACCAGGTATTCATCCTGTTCTTTCTGGGTCCACACGTAGCCGCGCTGATAAGGGGCGTCGAAATCCAGTGCATCGCCTTGCAGCCAGTGATAGATACTTCCCACGGTCGTTGGACTGGATACAGTTTTTGCAATATTGCGCATATCTTCAAAGCGAGTGTTCATCATATAATCCTCAAATAAAAAGGGGCCGAAGCCCCTTGTTTTAGCCTTTTAAGGCAGCATTGATAGTCTCGCCGATCTTGTTTATCGTGTCAAGGTTTTCTTGATACTGGCGACGCGCAATATTCAGATCGACGACCCCAGTTTCCAGAGACTTATTCAGCCAGGCAACGAAATCGTCGTAACTCTGAAGGCGGACGTTATGTCCGTCTCTTTCGTTGCTGATCTGAAGCCGATGACCCTGCTGGAGTTCAAACAGCGCACGGAGTTTCAGTTCCAGCGGTTCGGGCTTCGCTACAACCTCCGCACGAAAACCTATTTCGTCAAAGTAACGCCGGTCGGACTCTTCCAGAACATACATTGCACTGTTCGGAGGTTGCTGGTCGTTTTCGTAAATGCCCAGAACAGCACCGCTATTGGTAACGGCCTTGACCGTAAATCTTTCGCCCAGGTATCGCAAGAGGTCGTCTTGTTTGCCGATACATGCAGCACCGAAACAGCCTCTGAATAAGGGTTTATACAGAGAATTCAAAGCATAGATCTTATCGGCTTCCCACTGGAGAGGCGTCGCCTCTTCAAATACAGCTCCAGCCGCAATCAGTGTTTCATACCGGAAAGAATATGACGGAAGGCCCACGATATTGAATAGTTCATTATCGTGGTTATCCGACAAAACAAATGGAGCAGCAGCCAGGAAGTTAATGTCGCGAACTCGATCAGCTTTCATGTGGATTGAGTTGTGATGCGACTTGATTCGGTAGCACTTTCCGATAACCAAATCTTTCGTGGTTAATTCCATAATTTAGATCTCACAGTCAGGTTTTAGATTGCGTTGAATTTTTTGTCGAAAGCATCAACAGCGCGGTTCGCTTCGGTTTCGGCAACTGCACGGGCGCTTGTGTGTTTCATCTGATACTCATACACAGCCAGCCAGAGGTCGCGGCGCAGGCGCTGATCGTGGTCTTTCAGATCGAGTGAGTTCTGTTGAGCCTGGCGATACAGCATGAGATCGAATTCGCCTTGAGGTTCAACTTCAACAACATTATTCAGTGGGGGCATTTAATTCACCTACGAGTTTTTTGATTGAGGTTTGGTAAACGATACGGTCGTCAATGCGAGCATACATCAGTTCACCGGTTTTGTCTGCTTCGTCTAAGACTGCCTGATCCTGAAGGTCTGGGTTTACGTCGAACGCCATACGAATAAGCATCCGTGAATCAACTCCGAACCCTACCTGAACAAGGGACTTATTTTCGTGGTCGTAATGAAACAGGCGACAAGTCATAACAGCCTCAGATTTTAAATGGTTTTTTAACAAAAGAGAGTCCGATTCCGATAGCCAGGAACATGAAGAACCGTTTCGGATCACTGTTCATCGCGCCGCCAACTGCATAACAGTACATGACGATTTCTGCGATGTTGATGAGTTTTCTCATGACTCTCTCCTTTCAAGTTTGTCTGGGTTGGGTGTGTAGCCCGATTCCGTTTACATGGCTGGCCTCAGTACTTTCATTCTGGTTTCTGCGAGGACGAAGAACTTAACATTATGGACCGCAGAATAGGCTTTGGCATAACGCACTCCGCCTCGAATGGTAAGACCATTGCTGAAACTAATCCAGTAAGTTTTCATCTCTCTTTCCTCAGTATCTTTCGGTGAAATCAATATAACAAAAAAGCCCCCTGCATAGCAAGAGGCTTTTTAATTATTTTTTCGTTCTTCGTGATGATATGTCAAAGGGAAGCGGTTTCCTTTTGCTTATGGTGTGTATGTCGTAGCGCAGAGCATCAGAGAAAACCAGTTCAATAGACTCGTTTTTCATCCTGTTGATCCATTTCAGGGCGATGGTCGGGCTTGCCCATGGGGAAGAAATCCCGCTACGAAAATCCAGCAACCGGAAAAGATGAACTGCCTGTTCATCATAAGCCTCTGAAACCTGATATTCCAGGGTAAACCCGTAGGGCTTTAGTTTCAGATTGATACTGTCGTAATGGTCGATAAGGTATGTCCGGGCAACAGATCTTGCCCAGGACGTAATCAACCATACAGCAGAACCGAATATCCCCAGAAACAACAGAATGCTAATCAGCGAAACTGTAATAGGGTCCATATTAAGTCCTTAATACCCTCAAAGCCTCGGGACACTCTTCGGACTGAACAAGCCGTGTAAGCCTGCTGAGTACCCGTCGATATCCGTCATACTCGAAAACGATTTTCGGGTATTCATAATTGATGTGAATACTGTTTTTTCCTTCCAGCGTGACGTATTCAGGGATCACGGTTCGGATACTGACTACGAGAGTCGGTTTCCCCACTTCTCCCCGCATTACTTTAGCGGTCAGGGGTATGGCAAACGTTCTGCCTTTGATCTTACGGTAAACAATGATCGTCTGTAAATCCATGTTCCCGGACTTGAGCGCATAGTGAAGCAGGTTGCAAGAATAATGCCTGCCCAGACTATCCAGAATTTCTTTCATGGTGTTTAGTCCTTTCTCCACGGATTCGCTACGGTCCAGAAGCCGGTCGGCTACGTGATCGTTTGTCGCGTATACGCTTACGTTGTACCATTCACCCAAAGAAGAAGTTAACAAATTTTTGAGATTTTGACGAATGTCACGGATCTCTCTTTTTAATCTATAAAATTGCATGATATAACCCTCACTTGTTTTTCTTTACCATACAGGAGGGTTATATCAAAAGTCAAATTTATTTAGGGAGTGTTGCCTGGAATGCTTCATCATCGACGATGCGGAACAGCGCAAAGAATCCAGATGAAACAGAAGGATTTTCCGGGTTCATTTGGGCGACATACTGTTCGCCGTTATCATCCAGAATAATCGCTTCATCCAGTCCCGCGCCATCGTTATGGCCTTTGATTACTTTGTAGTCCCTGCCTTTGGTTACTGCGCCGTCTGCGCCTTCGTACTGGTCGTTAGCACAACGAACGGTTTCTCCTGTTACTGACTGGTGTTCCAGAACCAGAAAGACGCCATTGGCGTCCACTGGAGCGTTTGGATCATCAGACTGAACAAGGTCATTCTTGATTACCTTAGCCATTTATTCAACCTTATGCGACTGTGACGGCAACGGCGTTGCTGTCTTTTGAGTTGGCTGCTGCTGTATCGCCGCGAACCTGTACTTTGTAACTGCCTGCGTCGTCTGTAGTGACGTTCGCTTTCGTGTACGTTGCTGCTGTTGCACCCGAGATCGCTACGTTGTCCTTGTACCACTGATACGTATCCCATGAGCCAGTTGTTTTGGTATAGTTAGCCGCTACGGTCAGCGTTAACGTACCTCCCACTGCTACAGCCTGTGCTGTTGGCTGGGTCGTGATAACAGGTTTCATTGCATAAACAGGCCACACACGAACGTTACCGTTGACGATAAAGCGATGATACTGAACAAATGCATCAGTATACACGTCAGCCGAGTTCACTACTGCTGTTGTCATGGCAAGCATATCATCCTGCGCACCGATACCAGCTTTACCGTTCGTCATACTAAAACGAGCGATAGCATCTACTGTACCTGTTGGTGTCGCAGTCTGGGTGTTCCCTGCAATAGTAAACATGCTAGGCTGTCCGGCTTCGCGACGGGTATCACCAGTACCTTTCACCGTGATAGAGTACTCACCGGTATAGGTGCCGATCTGGATCCACAACTGACCAACAACGGTGTTATATGGCTTGGTGTACTTAACGGCATTGACCGCGCTGTTACCAACCTGATGCCATGTAACTTTAGGATCCGAGCCTCCGCTACGCTGAACCATAATCACTGCCTTGCCTGGCGTACGGTCGGCAATCACGTTTAATGGAGCATTGGCGACTGAAAGGTAACCAGAAGTCATTACCTCGATTTCCCACATACCGCCTACTGCCGTGGTAGTGAATGAGCCAACGTTAACCCACAGGTTGCTGTTTACGTTGTTCGTACCGCGCACACAACCAGACAACCACTTGTAACGCAGTGGATGGTTCAGGTAAGAACCGTGGTTCTGGAATACCGCATAGCCAGTTTCGTAGCCGTTGATCCATGACGTGATGTCGGTTCCATCCGGGTTCTTTTTGTATGAACCCCATGCATCAGAAGTCGGGCCGCTTTCCATATCAACTTTGTTACCGGTCGGGACCGATTCCGTAGTCAGCAGGATTTTAGCGTTATACGCCACGCCATTTTTGATACAGTCTTCGATACAAACTGTGCTCAGAGTCCATTGACCGTTATTGATATCAAACGGACAGTAACTGTGTTCGAACCACACGTTATCCATGATAGACTGACCACAGCGAGGGATCCAAAGAGCAGGAGCCATACCAGACTGGAAGTTACAGTCAGTAATCTTGATCGCTGTTGAGTGGTCCCATTTACCATAGAACTGGTTCAGTGGATCCGACCAACCAGACTGGACAACAGGAGCAGCGTTTTTGCTTGAGAACATCTGGCTGATCGTTGTATCCAGTGTATCCTGCAATGCGAAGCCTGGGCCACCGTTGTTGCTGATGTTGATCGAAGTAAGCGTAGCATACTGACCTGCCGGACACTGGTTCTTCAAAAAGCCTTGCTGGTTAGACAGCAAATTGGGGTAGTCGTCGTATGACGTTGCGCCCGTAAGCATTTTTGTAGTCTGGTCCTGTTCAACAGTCTGCTGACCGTCGAAGCTGATACCATGAACAGTCAGGCGACGATGATTAAGCAGGAACACATAGTTCGAGGTCTTGTCCGAGATAATTTTCACGGAGATCTGACGACCCGAAGGAGTTGGTGGACCTTCCAGCTTAAATTCACCAGCAGCATAATAGCCTGACGGGTTCTGGCCTGCGTCGGAAGCACCATCCCAGACTTTCTTACCGTATTTGGTGTAATCTCCTGGCTTAACGAGGTAAGTACCCGGAGCAAACTTAACAGCCATTTGCACGACACGACCGCCTACCATATCCGCACCCGTACCGGTTGCACCAGTCAGCAAGCGAGCGAATGCAGACAGGGTGAATTCGTACATGCGTTTAACCGCAGGCTGATCATCAGTCACGCCGTCAGCAAATGCGCCGAAGTCGTCCAGAGTCAGTTTCGACAGGTCCAGATCCATACGGTGCCAATAGAAGCCAGTACCGGCTGCGAGGAAACCGCCGTCATCTTTCTGTGTACCAGAGAAGCCAACAAACAGACCGCCACCACGTTTTTTGCCCGCGTTATAGGACCGCAGACGGACAACCTGACCATCATAATCGGGCTGCAACGTGCGCAGTTTGTCGAAGCTCGCTACCTGACCCAACAGGCCATAGCCTTTATCGGCTGCGAAATCGTTCTTAACCAGCGCTGGGATACCGACCATATCGGTTTTTGCCTGGGCAATAGCTGCTGCGTTCGCTGCGATATCATCTGCATGGGCAAGCGTATCAGTTTCAACTGCATCAACGCGTGTCTTCTGATTGTCAACTGCGCTTTTAACTGCGTCGATATCATCAGCAACACCGGTCAGTGTGGTTTTTGCATCCGCAACATCGGTTTTCAGGGTACTAATATCGGTCTGCGTGGTCAGTGCATCACTTTCCAGCTTATTGACTTTGGTCGAAGTCTTAACAACGTCCGCGAAAGAAATCGCATAGGTTGCGCCCTTTTCGCCGTCAACTTCGAAACGAAGATCGTATGCACCATCTTCAGCAGCGAATTCGATAAAGCCGCTTGAATTGGAGGTCATCGGGTTGGTTAATGTATTGCCGGTCGCATCGTATACAACCGCGAGTTCAGTCGTACTTCGCTTATAGACATACGTCTTAGCGGAGGGAACAACCTTGCCCTCTTTATTCAGTGTTACAAAACTTTTAAGTTCCATTATTTTCCCTTTACATCACGGTTAATACGAATGGATTGAACATTATATCGACATCTCCGACAGGTTCCGGTTCTGGATCCGGGTCGGGGTCTGGAGGTGGGTTGCCTCCATTGTCGAAATCGTAGTGGTAATATGGATATCCGGCCTCTACCTGGGCTTTGTCGAAAAGGTATCCGTTTCGGGATTCCTGCACTTCAACCTTTTCGTAATGTTCGAGCATATATGCAAGCGTGTAGAGGTCATCCGAATATCGCAATTTGTCGTAATCTGTTTTCCAGTCAAGGCCCAGGGCTTTTGCCCGCTGGATCTCTTCTATCACCCAGTAACCCACTACAAGAAATGCAGATTTTCTTGTTTCTAATTCGTGGATATAACGCAATTTTGCCATAATCGTTCCTCTTTGAAATTATTTAGAGAACGATTTATGTGATATCATCCACCTGTTTATCCAAATCCAGAGATTCGGCATGTTCAGACACGATGCGCAGATCCATAGGCAGAGACACACGGGACAGCGCTTCTGAAATATCAATATCGCCACCATCACCGCCGTCATAGGCAAGCGTTACATGAGGATTATAGTCGTCATAGTCATAGGTCGCACCCATATCCATAGCTTCTTTAAACCGGCGATGAAGAAAATCAGATTCCAGATTGCCGATAACGGTCTTGCCGTATTTCGTATTCCAGACTTCAAACCCAACCAGTCGGGCAACCTCAGACAGACCGTCCATCGGGAACAGGTCAACGGTTTTGCGACTATAGACTACGGTCGAGTGTAGTTTATCGGTTCCGACCGGATTTTTAAGATTCAGCATTTTCTGAACCCCAGCCAGGGCATCGTTTGACGTTTGATCGAATTTCACTGACATATAAACGCCAGGGTCTTTCTTTGGTTTGACTACTTCGAGAAATGTTTTCATATTTCCCTCAAAATGAAAAAGGGGCAATTAAGCCCCTTTGGTGATTGAATTTATTTTTAGGCTTCGGTCAGCAACTGCTCACCCTCTGCCTTTTCGCCTTCCGCGTCGGCTGTCTCGGAGCCGGAGAATTTCAGTGCTTCGATTGCTGCGATCACAGCTTCGGGTTCAACACCGCGAGAACCATCCAGTTCCAGCGACTGACAGATACGACCCAGGAGGTTACGATAATTGGTCAGTTCGTTATCACGCAATGCGATCTCTTCGTTCAGATCGAACACGCGTACTTTCAGGGTAGTCAGGTCGTTTTGCAGTTTTTGAATTTGTTCGCTCATTTATACACTCGGTTTGATATGTTTAAGGATCTGGCTCTTCAGTTCGTCCAGAGTACCATTATTTAAAATTACGACATCGCCCTGTTGCGGGGTCAGTCCTTGTTCGGTCGAATGCGGATCATTCAGGCCGGTATCACGTTCAATGAAAATGAACTTTGCGCCTAAGCTTCGGAAGTATTTATACTCGTGTTCCTGACGACAATCGGTGATCAGTGTATCCACACTTTCGCCATTGATCAAGAGATCGGACAGAAGCATACGAGTCCACACGGTCGGAGAAATGCAGTTGCACACAACATCGGTCGCAAACATCTGCATCAGACGACGCGAGGTCCATGGGATTTCGTTTCTTCGGATCTGGTGGACAATATCCAGCCATGCTTTATCATCAACGATTTCGCCGTATCCGCCCTTTTCAATCAGCTTAATACCCGCTGCGAATATGGTATAAACATCGTCGTTATTCAGCAGCAGAGCGCCGAAGTCGCGATCACCGATCCAGAAGGTTCCTTTCTCCCTGAACTTGTGTTTAGTTCCAACCTCTTCGAGAACTCGTTTTACATAGTTACCCAGGGCCATAACGTCCATATCAACGTTATCAAGGATAATATTTCCAGCCTCGGTTTTACCCGAGCGCTTTTTACCACAAATCACATATAACATTAATTTTTCTTCCGGGGTTCTGGACGAACAGTCACGCCATCGAATTCGACTTCCATGTATTTGAAGTTGAAAGTCGCCATGCACGTAACAATCTCGTCGGTGTCATTGGTGTACATCATTTCAAGTTCTCCGAGGTTGGAAGGCCACGCACCAAAGAAATGCATAGTCGCGATCACGCGATCACCTGAGTTGTTCAGGATGTGCAGGCTAATGGTCTGGTCTTTCTCCAGCCACCGGATACTTTCAGCTTTTATGTAATCTACAGTTCCGAGCATCCACTTGTAAACACCCAGATATGATCGAAGCTCTTCATCAACCGCAATGCGGAGGATCAAAGGATCGAACTCAACAGCAGAACCAGGGATGTGACTGGTAAGCATTGGATTCAGGGCAACAGTGGTCACAGGGATACTGATACCAGGTAGTGTAACACCCTGAATCTGAAGTTTCAATCCCCTTGTGTAATCATTATCAGGAATATCTACTGTAAAATTGGTTGCTGAGATCTGGTTAAGAATCATTGCATTTGTCATGTTTTGGATCTCCTTTGAAGCTATTTAGAGATCCGAGCGTAGCGAGTGACGCGACCGAAGGGAGTGTCCAGAAATGTCTACATTCTATTATTATATTTTATATATAGATCAAAGTGGACATTTTAGTATACTTTTTGAACAACTTCTTATCGGCTTCGCCGAATCTCGCTTCGCTCGAAAATCTTTCCTTTGATCTATGTTTATAAATAAGTTATCATGTACCAACCTTTTACAAGAGAAATAAAATATGCAATCTTTCAAAGATTTACTGAGTGAATCAATGTCACTTCCTTCTAAGTATGCGAAGAACGTGGTTACCTCTGATCGCGCTGCTCATGCTGCAAAAGGTCAGATCGGTTCACTTCATTATGCTCATGGGTCTGACTTTGACGTTTACGCGCCTGATAGTCACGACCTGGCTTACTTCGGTAAAAACGTAGTTCGCCTGAAGGGTAAAACTACCGGTAAAGAGCAGGCTGCTTACGTTGACTGGCAGAAAGGCACCGTCTCTTTCTACAGCGGTAACCACGGCGACGATAAAGATTTCGATAAGCCGGTTAAGTTCAAGACTGCGACCCTGTTCAAGGAAGCAGAAGAAAATCTCGAACTCTATAACCAGCTTGCTGAGGATCTGGAAGTGTCGATGCCTGTCGATGAAGCAGAACAAACTCTGGTCAAAGACAAGATCTACAAAGCCGCCAGCAACGATATGCTGCTGAAATATACCGGTCGCAGTAAAGCAGTAGGCACTTCATTCCAGCCGGTGTTTACCGTGGTTGATGCGAAGGGTGTTCCTCGCCTGGTCAAGGGTAAAAAGTTCACCCAGTCCTATGGTTCGGACGTTCTGAAAAACCTGACTCTGGTTGAAGCAGAACACAATCTGGACCGTGATGTTATCAACACGCTGAAAGGGATTAAAGATGATCTCGCGCACGGCAAGCGTACAGTGAAGAAAATTGCGGAAGAGTGTAAACACTTCGAAAAGCAGATTAAGGATGAATACGCACAATCCGTATTCGCTCGCCTGGCGGACTGTAAGAACCGTAAAGAGTTTGAAACTGTCCTGAACAGTCTCCATCTCGACAAATAAAAATAAAGCCCCTTCCTTTCGGTCGGGGCTTCTTTGTTAATATCGGTTCCATACTTTTTTCGCAGAGAATGCTTTTCCTTTCGACTGGAAAGCCTGCGTCGGTAACCATACAGCTTTCGCCCAGTCTCGCGGTGTAATCTCCGCAAGTGGCGTCTGTAGGTGAGATGGTAGATACGCTTTGATCATGTGTTCCGCGCCACGCATGTTTTTTACGTTGGCCCAGTTAATCTTAAGCATAGTCTTGTTAGAGAGGCGATCAGTCGAACCGTACCCACGCTTCAGAAGTTCCTCTAAAAACTCCTGACGGGCTTTTGGTGGCGCATAGTGAAGGTTCAGACCGTAGAACACCAGGTTGCCTGCTTTCGACTTACCGGATCCCAGAAAAATGATCATCGGGAAGCGGTCCCAGTATGGCAAGGTGTCTTTGTATTTGGCATCATATCCAAACGTATACAGACGACCGGTCGCGGGCTTTGAAACCTTATGCGTTCTGATGCTGGTCTTCAGGAAATTACCGAACCACTCAGAGGAATCCTTTTGTCGTTTAGCCGCAGATACACCAACGGTAACGCGCTTAAGGCTGTTCCTGAAATCGTTGATGATATCGACCGCGTGTTTTTTGCGGTAGTCATTACGCTTCCGGCGTGCTTCCGTCTCTTCCTTGCGTCGTTCAACCTCAAGGTCGATCTGTTTCTTATAGCGGGCCATGGACTTTGTGAAAGTCGCATAATTAATACCGCGATCATCTGCGAATTTCTTCGCTGTTGCTCCCTTCAGTTTGGCGCGACGGAAATCAACACCTAACTGAACCCAGTCATCCAACTTTCGCTTGACAATCGGTTTTGGTTTGTCCTCTTCTGCGAGAACTGAAATTTCAAAAATTAATCCAGCCATGACGTTCCTCCGCTACTATTTAGCCAGACCAACCAAAAACCCGCTTCAGCGTATCTTCAGTGATGATCTTGAACTCCCAGCCTTTTAACTTACAGGCTGCGTTTGCTGCTTTCCACTTGTCTATATTAACCGAATATGTGTAGATAGCATCGATAAATTTCTTTTTGTTGTGAACGTTGTTGTTCACCGGCTTCGGAGGTGGTAAGGTCTCTTTCATCGGCTTCACTTCCCAGAGGTAGGTGATCCCGTTGTCCATTTCTACGTAAAAATCCATGAAGTACCGGCGTCTTTTTCCGTCTGCGTTGCAGAAGTACGGAATTACAACCTCTTCACTGTTCCATCGCTTTACGTGCGGGTTCTTGTCGAGCCAGCCCATAATATACCGTTCCCACGAAGACCGGTATGTGATCTTCCTGGGGTCGCCCTTATATTTTTGCAGGTTCTGGGGCATAAAAGAACCTTTGTATGTCTGTCTTCCAGCCATTATTCAGATCCTAAATATAGTTAAACTTAACTAGGGGAAATTTTATGATTTTTTCATTCTTCCCGAGTGTTGATTATAAAGGGACACCCACTGCTGACATCTATCGAAACTATCGATTTTATTTCAACAGGGTGTTGAGAAATTACAAACCCCGATCATATCAACTTACCGGTACATTACGACCCGAGCAACTTGCAGAAACCCTGTATGGTCAGCAGCAATATTACTGGGTTATCCTGATGCTCAATAACAATTACGACCCGTTTTACGGTTGGATTACTGACCAGGAAACCGCGTATCAGTGCGCGATCCAGCGGTATTCGAATGTTGGCGGGGAACAGGTTCTCTATCACATGGATGGTAACAGCAATCGCTATTACAACCTTACCGAAGACCCGAACAATTCTGGTCACTGGTATGACAAAGGCGATAAGAACTTTCTGCATTTGCAATTCAAGGGTACATTGGTCCCTGTTGATATTTATGAAGATGCTGTGTTGCAGAATGAAGCGAAACGAACCATTAAGATCATCAACCCCTCCGACATTCAATCATTCGTGAGTGATTTTATTAAAGAGATGGAAAAGGCAACAGTATGAAATACGGTGCAAATGCTTACTCTCCTTTTTTCGAAGGAGTCGTAGAAGAAGTTGACGACCCCTTAAAACAGGGCCGGGTTCAGGTGCGCGTATTCGGCGAGCATCCTGCACAGAAACAGAAATCGGGTGCTATCGGTATTCCGGTCGAAGAACTGCCATGGATGATGCTCTCTCAGAGTATTACCAGTGCTGCTGTATCCGGTATCGGTTATTCCCCGACCGGCATCGTTCGCGGTTCCCTGGTGAATGGATACTGGCGCGACAAATGGCATCAGGATGGTATCGTAACAGGTACGCTTGCTGGTAGCTATGTCGAGCAGCCGGATACTCAGAAAGGGTTCTGTGATCCATTTGGCGAGTATCCGCGATACATTGGCAACGATGTTAACGTTCTTGCCCGTGGTGGTGATGCTGGTCGAAACTCATCTTCAGTTGTGATCCGTGATGATAACACGTCGATTGCAGTAAGCCCCGATGATCGCCCGCTGGATGAGATCCCGGAAGATAACCGCACTGATACCGGTGGATTCACTATTGAGAAAATGCTCAAAGGTGATGAAGGTATCCGCACGCGCTGGTATAGTGATTCGGAAGGCTATCCGACAATTGGTATCGGTCACCTGTTGATCCGCGAACGTACCAAAGATACCGCACGAATCAATGCAATCATCAGTAAAGCAGTGGGCCGCGAAGTGACTAACGGCACAATCACCGCTGAAGAAGTATCGAAGCTGTTTGCAGACGACCTGGCTGATGTTAGGGCCGGTATCGCAAGAACAGCCAATCTGCGTGAAGTTTATGTAGATCTGAATCGTCCGCGTC